TATTATTAAATTAATGACCCTTTATTCAGTAATTTAGCCACTAGAAAAACACAAAGTGATATTTTGAGAATTTAATATTTAGTAAAATTATAGGAGTTTATAGAATCAAATAAAGTGAGCCGGAAGAAAAGATAAAATCATTTAATGTGAGCCGGGATATTTTCAGCGTCAATTAAATCGAGCCAGAGTAATTTTATAGAGTCATTTAATTTGAGCCAGTTTGTGTCGATGAAAGCGAGCCAGCCTGTTTTCGAAAGCGAGCCGTAACACCTACCACATCTTGCGAGCCCGTTACGATGTATTTGGACTGACAATAAGTTGTGTTTGGTAGATAAGCACAGTATCCAAAATTTTCGAGTTTTTGAGCTTTTGCTTTTGAATTTGTTTGTGTTATCGTAGAATTATGGTTTGAGAACATATCAGTTTCAGCACTAACTCCCTCCTTCGATAGATCACAATTTGTTATAGTTAATTTATTGTTATAACCGTGAAGCCAAATGCTATACTGTCTATAATTATTAAATTTACAATTGGTTAGAGAAATTATAGAGTTGTGGCTAATTGAATATATATTATGAGAGAATCCACTTAAAATAACCTTATCACATGTGAGATTACCTGCAAATATACGAATAGCGTCAAAATTCGTAGATGGGTAGCTGGAATGAATTTTTACGGGCATGAGCTCTAGGGTAATATCTTTTAAGCTAAGATCGCCTCCATTTAGATGAAGGAACTGAAACTGTTGGTATGCTTCACTAAAATCGCATGTGATAATAGTATTTTCTGCAAAATTAAAAAAACCTTTGCACGAATAAAGTGTAAAAAATGCCCCCAGATCTTCGCGCGATTTTGAATCGTACCAGATTGTTATTTTATTTTTTGCATCGCCTTTGATAGTGATCCAACTTAAGTCCCTATTTCTAACAATCACCATATTTTCGGTTACAGACAAATTGCTTAAAATATTAAGTGTAACAAAGCGACCGCTTGTGTCAGAATACATATTAAGTATCTCTTCTAATGCTTTTCTTAAAGTTTGAAAATGACAATTTTCACCAATACCTACATTAAACTCAAGTATATTTTCAAGAGGAATAACAGCTTGTGGTTTTCCTTCAATTGATGAAGTAGGACAAGGTTCTAATGACGGGCGGATTTTTGGGTTTTCTGCCTGGAACTTGTTTTTAACAAAACATACGCCGTTATATATTGCATGAACAATTTGCCCTTTATACAAAGGAGTATAAAGAAAGTCCTCGATATCTCCCTCTATAATGTCTTTAGCTCCAAGTCCATCAATATTTATTCTTACCGAACCTTTGGTATTAATGGGGCACATAAAGGTAATGCTCATACCGTTGTAATATTCCCGCTTGTGGAAGCCATAAGCAGTGACAAGCGTTAAATCTGTTGATACTCCACTTTTAGGCGTTTCATGAGCAACGCATATATAGTCATTTGTATATATGTTGGTAACTGTTTTTAAGTCATTAATTTGGTAAAAATTATCGCCAATAAACACAGCTTCTATATAATCGTTTTCCTCGAAAGAGATCGGGATATCGCTTTTGTATTTATATATATTTTTGTAAGCCAACTCTCCTATCCTCACTTGAGGCGCATCTGCGCTTTTTGCAGGTGCCTTAAATGATACTTTCATGCTCTGGTAGTATTTGTATACAGGGGTGCCGTTTGCCGCTTTTAGAGTAAATTTGTTTTCTTGTTCTACATCAAAATTTGCAACATAGCCACTAACGCCTGAGCTACCAATAGTTTTGATAAAATTAGAAAGATTGATCTTTTTGTTCACATCAGTGCCAGTTTTCCTGATCAGTAACATGTCATCTTGATTAAGAGAGTCTGAGCTATCTAAATCTATTAGTTGCTCTTTGACTATAGTTTTAAAGTCGTTGACCTGATAAAAACCCTTATCACCAAGTACTGCCTCAATATAATCATCTTGCTCCAAAGAGGCGGCAATATCGCCCTTATGTCGATACAGATTTTTGTATTCCAACTCTCCTATTCTAATTTGTACGATTCCAGTAGTCTTTGCTGGAGCTGTAAAAGATACCTTCATACCTTCATAATACTTATATACAGGAGCATTATTTGCAGCTAGTAAGATGATTTTATTTTCGCAAGCTTCATGAAGGGCTGAGATATAGCCATTAATGGCTGGGTTACCTATGCTTTCAATAAAATTATTGTAACTAATCTTCCTGTCCACCCCCATGCTAGACTTTCTAACTAAAAGAAGGTCGCCCTCATTAAATGATTCCGCACTGTCTAAATCTATTATTTGCTTTCCAGTCATTTAAATATTTCCCTTAATACCAATTTGTTTCCAATTTTTTCCGTCACTAAATGCAAGTGATCCACCGTCTACATCCTTAATAAAAACTATTTGCGCTTTGCATTTCTTAGCCTCAGGCAATTTTGCTTTTAAATAACCTTGTGGCCTGTTTAAGTGGTAATTAAAATATACCAGCCAATCATAAATTATCCTGAAGAGCCAATTAAACCACTGACGAGGTGGTACCTCATTTAACTCCCAGCCAATATCTTTCTTTTGCTCAGGTGGCTCATAAATATTGTATTCCCTGTTGACTTCATTCCTAACTACGTTACTTGCCCATCTTGGGAACTTGCTTGGTTTTTGTGGTTTAGTCATTTTCTATTACCTCTGCTAGTTTGCTGCCGCCATTAATTATAAAATCTTCATAGGATAAAAGCATTTCTAAAGGGTTTTCCTCTTCTACCAGGTAGAGATCTTCATTGTCTAAATTAAGATTAATCCTAGTTACTAATATTTCGGCAAAGCCTAGTTGCCCTTCTGGAAAAAACAAAACATCTCTAACTACTTCAAAGTTTTGTATGTTATTGTTTGTATTGACTTTGGCTTTGTGGTCTTTTTCTAAGCCCCCTTTAAGCCTAAAAATCACCTTTTCGCTACTGCATTCAGCAAAAGTAAATGGGTTTTTAGCACTGCTAAAAACAATTACAAAATTGCCTATTGCTATTGGATTAATGGACTTAATTAAAGCCTTAGAACTGGCGTTAATAGAGTTTCCTTGTATGAATACTTTAAAACATGCTGGATATAGTTCTGTGTAAACTAATTTCTTCGGCCTAAAGGTAAATCTTAAGGCACTGATGATGTCCTCAGGAGTGCCGCCGCCATTGTTAATCATAATACGAGCTAATATTGCAAGCCGATATTCATCATCATTGCGGTACTTGCGCTGCTCTCCGACAATTGTGCCAATGCGATCTAGATAATAGTCATGCGCCTCTGCTAGAGAATAGTTTTTATAAATCTCATATAGTTTGTTCTCAATGTCCTGCAAGGGTTTAACTAGAGCTTCTAGCAAAGAGTTTAGATTGGGGCGATGTTTGTACTGCTCAAGCAAAGATGCTTTTGCAAGTTCCGCGTGATTTTCTACAATCCCTAGATCAGTCACTTAAAAATCCTCCAAAACAATTTGGATTTTTAAAAGATCAGTCAAAGCTACCTCATTGTTTTTCACGTTAACATCAACCTCTTTTAATATAGGCGTATTTGATTCTTGCAAAGAGCTACCAAGCTCTATATAGGCATTAGCAATACCGCTTTCAGAAAAAATAGACACAAACAATGACTTTAAAATAACAGGATTACCAACTCCTAAGCTATTAATCTGACTTATTAGGTTTGCCTTAATCGACTCTTCTGCTGCTTCTACAAAATGCTTAGTTTTGGTAATAATTATTTTGCCGTAGATAAAACGAACTACTGGTCTTGAAAAGAAAACAACTTGTTCCCTATCTTCGCTGTCAAAGGTTATAACAGTGCATTTGCCATACGACCTTATTCCCGCTGGTTTTTTCTGCCAGATGGCTTGCGCAATATCAACATCATTACCGCCTGTAATTAGCACTTCAAAAGAATGCGGCGGCAAACCATCTTTGCTTATTTCTGAGGTGGCATTTTCAGCTATAGAGACAGCTGTAACTGTACTTAGATTAAGCAAATTAGCTCTAATTGCCTCCAAACTTCCACTACCACCTATTTTTATAGATTGTTCTCGTCTAGATCTTAAAGCCTTGTCCGACTCTAAATTATTACCAATTTTTGCAGCCGTTAAATTATTGCATGATATCCATCCAGATATTGGTGTATGAATGATATTTAATGAACCAATTGGCGCGGCTATTGCTCCTTTTTCTGTGGCCAATAGCAGAGCATTATTAGTGCATTCTATTACTTCTATTTCCTCTGTAGTAATACAAGAAAATTCTGCTTGAGAACCTGCTGCTAGGCTGATTGCACCACCCTCACAATTTACGTTTATGCCAATATTTGCTTCTTTAACAATTAAGCTCAAGAATAGTGCTATCTCTTCTATTGTTTCATTTTTAGTCTTTTCAAATCTCAGTAATTGCCCGTTAATAATAAGCCCATAACTTAGGCTATTATTATTTTTTATTCTGACTTTGATAGATTGACACTTTTCATTAGTTACCACTATATCTTCTTGCAGGGCAAAAAGATTTGAGGTGTTTTGAACCTTAATTAAGCTATTCTTTGGTATCTTTGTATAAAGCACTGCCGTTAATTGGCATACCGCTCTCGAAAAAGTAGCCTGTGATCTGGTAATACCATTTAATGCACAAATCCCATCTAGGCTATAACCTTCTGCGCTCTGAGGATACATAGAGCTATATAGAGCCTCGATTTGCTCCCATACCTGAGCTTCCCTGTCAGTAAAAATAGAAACTATATTGCCAAAAACAGAGGGAGACATTAAGTTAATTGATCCAAGAGCGTCAACTAGCTTTTGCTCGATTTCGGCTTTAATTTCCTCAAAAGTTTTGCGCTTGAAGCCTTTGGTTAAATCCATATTAAATCTCTATTACTAGCAAATTGTTAAAATCATCTATGACATTAAAATTAATAGCTAATGCCCTGCTGTCATTGTCATATTTAATTTCAAATTTTGTTAATTCCTTGACTCCCTCAACCTTTTTGATGGCATCTACTAAGATTGCTTTAATGGCCTGCAAAGAGTTCTTTTCTTCTAATATACTTTCATAGTAGGGGATACCTAGCTGGGTGTTTAAAAACCATTCTCCTTTGAAAGTCAGCAGTGCTTGTCTTATGCGTTGCTCCACTATTTCCGAATCGGTTGTTAACCTCAAGTCAAACTCACTAATCATTAAGTCGCCGTCTTGGTCTAGCTTTAAATCTCTCATCTATTTTAAGTTCCAACTCCAGTTACTGAAGGCCGCACTATTGTCGGATTACTTCCACTTTGCGCCTCTTGATAACTATGTTTGTGTGTGGCAAGGTTAATTCCTGAGCTGGTCTTGACCACGCTTCCCTCCATCGTAGCATCGCATTTTACATTACCTTTTAAGGTGGAAGTCCCATTAACTTCAATATTGTTTTCCAAGTTTGCTTTTCCCTTAAGTAAAGAGCTACCTGTCACTTCAATATCGCCTTCGATCTTCATCTTGCCTTTTTGAATAAAGTTTGGTGTTTCGGTATTGATCTGGCCAGTTGCCTTGATGCTAGCATTAGTGCAATTAACTATTATATTTTCGGTCTTAATATTTAATTCCTTGGTACTTAGAATATCTAACTTGCCCCCAGGTTTTAAAGTTATTTCACAGCCGTCAAAGGTTATCAGTAGGTCAGTGTTATTTTTTGCTTTGCTATTTTTGTTAAACGGACTCAAGCCAACAATTGCTACAGCATCGTTCAAACTATGCCTGCGGCGACTATTTGGCTTATGCGAGCTTCCTAGCAACCAATTGCTGATATCACGGTCTAAGAACAAAACTAAGCAATGATCACCGCGTTTTACGGGCATTGTTATAGATGCGCCCCCAGAGCTTGGGAAAATAATTGGTACATCTGTGATGACTGGATAATCGATAACACTCCCATCATCATGCAATTCATGCATGTCTATTTTAACGCTAGCTTTTTGCAGTTTAAAATCATATTCCTCAATAATTGCAGGCATTGACACCCTAAGCGTTGAAGATATTTTGTGGCTTAAGTTTTTGATTATTTCTGCGTTCAAATTGCTACTACCTCCATATCGCTATACCAATCGTTACCACGAGTATCGCCAGTATGAGATATTTTGAGTATTTGATATCTTCCTTGAAGTTCGCTGCTCTCTAACGCAATTACATCATGTACTTGTAATTGCGGTTGTAGAAAAGCCTGTACATTATATGTATTTCTTGGTAATGGCGCAGGTGATTTAGCAAGCTTTCGTGATACCTTATTAACCGTTTCAGGATTCAATATTAGCCCCGTTTTAGGGCTAAGTAGCATTATTTCGCTAGTGCCTAATTTCTCATTACCACGAATTAAAATAATGCCGTTCTGCACAGACCAAGTGAATTTGAAAATCAAAGCTAGCTCATCTAGTACAGTATCTGGGGCGCCAATTGCACAGTAACCATTTTGCACACTAGCACCTTGGTCAATCGCAATAGATTTGAAGATCAACCCTGTTTTCGATGAAAAATCATTAAGAATTTCTGCCAAATGAACATTGCCTTTAAAACCTAAAGACACTGAATTTGTTTTAATCTTTTCTTGCCCCTCATGGATATATATTTGAGTTACAATCTCAGTCTTACTGCGATTGTTTCTAACGCTTGAAATATCCCCCTGTCCTACTTCGAGTAGTCCCTTATTGTCTTCGTAGCCTGCAAACAATTTAACTAATGAATTACTAGCAGCTATTTGCTTGCGGGTAGCAAGACTTAAATTGTATATTTCAATTCTTCCGTTGTTTTCTTGAGGGTTGCATGATTTGATAATCTCAAAACGAATTTTACAATCTTCAATCTCGATCTTGCTTTCATTCTCAATCACTACCTTGCAAACCCTATTAAAATAATGTGGCATAATACTTAAATCACTCTTTTGTCAAAATATGGTATAGTTTGACTTCATGATTAATCATGTTTTCAAAACTGATTCGCTCTATTCGATTATTTTCGCTAGCTGCAATAAGAAGACAGTCTGGCGATTTTATGCTGCTTGCCATCGATAATAAATTAACCTCTAAAACTAGTTTAGCCCCCTGGATAATGACCTCATCATCTTGTTTAATAGTGATGTGCCAACTGTCACTTCGATTGTTCCAACTGGCCAAAAACTGGTAATATATATTTTTACTCCCAAGGATAATGTTTGCTACCCAACATGGGTCGTTGTGCCAAGTTAAGTAAGTTAATTGCTTTGATTTCATCGATCAGCTCCAGATACCCAATCAGTGAAACTGGCACTCCAAGATTTTCCTTTATCTACAACCTCTTTCTTATCAACGTTGCCCTTGTTGGATACTGGACTAGTTGATCTTGCTAGCGCGGTATTCTTAGGGCTAACATTTAGGGTGGTTTCTACTCTTGCGTAGACGACTTGTATGAGCTCAGCATTAAAAGATAGCTTGCCCCCAGTATCTGTATCGTTTGTGAAGGTGAGACTGCTAATTGCCATATTAGGAAAGGTCTCAAGCTTAGTTACGACGCTAATTAAGCTTCTATCAACATAGAGGGCTTTAAGAGCCATATACGCTTCACTGCTTGGCTTGTCTCCTTCGTAAAAAGGTATCATTGATTTAAGGTTGCTTGCTAACTTCTCTAATGAATTCTTCTGCAAAGGAGTTTCTAGCAAACCAAATATTTTAATTGGCGCATCTGTGATGTAACCTTCAATTTTAACCCTTAAAGGCTCTTTGAATATATGGTCACTAATGGCGGTTTTATCTTCAATGGGATGCTCTGTTATGCTTGAGCTATATTGGAGTACCTCATTTAGCGTCGCATCAATGACCACATCACCTATAGAACTATTATTGCCAGGGGTAATTAATGATTTTGCCGCACCAAGTATTGAGGAACCACGAAAAAGGGTACCAATTATTGAAGCCATGTATGAGATCTTGCAAGGATTAACTTGCCTTTAGTGTATCAGAAAAGAGGTGCCTATACAATGTATGGGGGCAAGAAATTTAAGGATATTAAGAAGGCTATAAAAAAGACTCAAAAACATCATTTTGACACTAAACATGCCATTTAGTTAAAGTATACTTGTACTAATCGACATAAACACTATGTACAATAAGTGTTATTTTCATTTTGAGATTTATTGTGTGAAATGTTTGTATTTGTTACCGTGCAGGCTAACTTTTGAAAAGTTCGCTGTGCGAACCAAGACGAACTAATTTTAACAAATTTGTTCCAAGTTTTTGGTAGATCAACAATAAATTTGGCCAAAGATGACACTCTCTGTAGCCTGCCCACTTACCTAATAATTCATGGTCTTGATAATTAACCGCTAAAATCTGATCTTTTATTAGGCAACTAACAACTTCTTGCAGTCTTGAATCTAAGTTTTTTTGATATTTACCTTTTAGCTCGCGCTTAAAGTCTTTCTTAAAAGCAGAGGAATACTCAATCTTTCTCATAAAGTGAGGCCATTAGTTCTTTAACATTAGATACTGTCGTACCTTTTCCTGCCTCAAGTTCGTCCATGGCTTTCTTGGTTATGGAGTTTGGAACCTTAATTTCAAAAGGTAAACGACGCTCCTCAGAAATGCGTAGCATCAATAACCTTATAGCATCTGACATAGATAAGCCCATTGAGTGCAAGGCTTCCGTTGCTTGCTTTTTTGTTTTAGGATCAATTTTAGCTCTGACGTATGTAGCTGTAACGCTCATTCTATAATCTTTTAAAGTTACTTCCTAGAAGTGTAGTCTTGTTTGGACTACAAATCAAGACTTTTTTAAAATTTGTACAAGGCCATCTGTGTTTATAGGATGATTTTAGGACAAGGTGTTCCTTTTTTAATTTTGTAGTTGACGCTTTTAGGCACGACTAAAAAGCCCCAATAGCATTTAGGGTTTTTTCATTATTAAATTCTATTTCTGTTTGAATCTGTTTTTTTACTTCTTGGGTGATGATTTTAGCCTGCTCCTCACTAGTACCTTTTGGCACATTGATGCTAAGGTTAAAAGTATTATTGTTTTTGATGCTTTTAGAGTTGTTATGCTGAGCTTGTGCGTTGTGATAATTTACAGAGGATGGGGTAGAAAATTGAAACCGCTCGCTTAGCGAATCAGCGATATTAAGTTTGCCATAATCTATATTATTTGGAAGTATGGATTTACCCAGCATGGCATGAGGCGCAAGGTTTGGTTTTTGATTATCATCGCCAAAGACAAAATCTTTAAGCGCAGTTATTCCGCTAAAATCGAGCATATCCTCTCCAACTTTAACGAGCCATTGCCACATCTCTTTTAATGTTTCGATGAAGCTATCGCAGATTTTTTTTAATCCTCCGAAACGATTAATTAAACTATCACCGCCTTGAGCGGTAACGATGAATTCATCTGCAATTAACCCTAATGCTGCGACAATCGCCATAATTAGCAACGCAATAGGGTTACTAAATAATGCGAAGGTAAGAGTTTTAATTGCTGTAGCAAATACTGCTATTGCAGTTGCTCCGCTACCCAGAAACATACCAAGGCGTACTAACCAAGATATAATCCCAACTCCAATGACTCCGCTTATAACTACACCCCAACCACCAATTAAGTCAACAAGTGGGTTTAATATGGAAAAAACTACCCCAATTGCAGAAGCTAAGATTTTAAGCGCGCTTGCCAGAGTATCGATGAATTTTTGAATCTTCGTATCAATCATCTTCTTGTTTGTCTGCATCCATGCATTAAACAGATCTATGTTTGTTTTAAAAGCTGGAAGCAGGCCTATAACAAATCTATTTCGGAGCTCTCCTGTAGTTTTACCTAATTGTTTTAAAGATACGTTAAATCTATGGACACTATCTAACTGCTCACGTGAAAAGTGATTATTGGTTTTTGCGCCTCCCGCCTTGAAGTCTTCGGCGTCCTTTAAGGTCTTGCGAATGCTAAGTAAAGCGCTACCAGTACCAATAACAGCGAATTTAGTGAAAAACCGTGAAAATGCCATATTAGCAGACTTAGCCGTTCTAGCTGCTGCGTTAAAACTTTGCTGAGTTTCTGCAAGCTTGGTTTTAATTGCTTGTAGCTGGGAGTGCTTGGCTCGAAGTAGTTTTAACTGATCATTTGATGCTTCTTTCTCAAGCTTGTTGAGGGCTATTAACTCTCTGCGTTGCTCTTTAGGCATTGCAGCTAATTCTTTTCTATAAGCTGCCACATTTTTAAGATCAATTTCTGGGTACATGCGCTGATTTATTTGTTTTCTTAAATCAGTCATTTGAGCTTTGAGGCTTTCGATAGTATGGCCAGCGGTTTTTAACTTCTCGTCTTCTACATTCAAGCCTATCCTAGCCGCAGCACCAGATATTTTGGTTTTAACCTCATCTACCTGTTTTTTGAAGTGACTTAGTTTTTTGTCATCTACATTTAAGCCTATTTGACCTTTTACATTAGATATTTTAGTTTTAACTTCACCGATTTGTTGTTTAAACTGATTCAGTTTTTCATTGTCTATACTCAAACCTATCTTGCTTTTGATACCAGATAGTGAAGTTTTTAAATTCTCTACATTTTGGGTAAAACGATTAAACTTGCTCTCATCAATATCAAATCCTAGCTTAACCAAAAGCTCACGTGCAATCATTGTTTTTTCTCATAAGCTTGTTTTTCTAGATCGGCTTTCATATCTAGTAGATCGTTGATTTTCATGACATCGTTTAATGATAATATGCTAGAAACTTCGGTGTAAGATACTATCCCCTCAAGTACAGGACGTAATATGATCAATTCCTGCGTAAGCTCTTGGCTTAAAGTGCCGCTGTTTTTGATGTCACCTTGTTTAGTTGCTCGTTTAGCGACCCAATGCCGCTTACCTGCAAAAAATCGCCAAAATTCACCTCTATTACAAATTTTAATGCTTCAATTAGCTCCATTAAATTTGCTGTATAAGTACTGTCAAAGCCAGCCTTATTGATTGCCACACCATCACGCAAAGTGCGGGATAGAATCTTTAAGATTAAATTGTTGTCGTTTTGTCCTATTAACTCTTCTATATTCATATTGCTGCCACTTAAAAAGCTAGCGAGCTTGAAAGCTATTAAGCACGCCTCTGAAGCTGGTATATAGGTACCTGTATATTTGTGTCCTAAAATTGTCTTTGGTTCTATCTCTTTTGTTATGCTCATATTATTCTCTCTATCCTAATTTTAATTGCCAATATACTGAGTTACTCCACTTGCCTGAATTACCCACTCCCTGGTTTTTTCTTCAGAGGCAAACTCTACTTTAGGAGATTCTAAAACAAAAGCATGAGTGCAAGCAAAAAGCGTTGTTCCGGTTGGCTCTTTTATTGATACAGGAAAAACCCCGCTGTTACTTAGCCTATCCATTTCAACAAAATTGCTGAGCACATTATTGCTATATGAGCTTTGGGTTAAGGTTATAGTGATTTTGGTCATGTCCTTATTGATTTTGCAACGTGACATAACTCCATGTATGTCAGTGGTAACTTTGTATAGCGGATTTTCTCTCTCAATAGTTAGCATTGAATCCTCTGCAAACCCAGACATTGGAACACCGCCAAATACTACGCTTAAGCTATTTGGGTCATAGACTTTATCCTTCATTTTGTTTCTCCTTAATTACTTATTGTTCCTTGAATTTTTAACTTGTGTATTGCGCCGCTTAGCCTTGCTTCAATTTTAATTCCGGTTAGATTGCGATTTTCTCTATCCGTTTGGGACAAAGCAAAGATATCTGGTACAGTGATTTTGATACTTTCTTTGTCTATGATGTCCCTAGAAGCTGCCGCGCTCAGGCTACAATGTATAGCCTGTTCAATCACAGCAATACCTTGGCTGGTAAAGGGAATTTTTTCAGATGAAACAAGAGCATTCCCAACTTGTGTCTGAAGTTCTGCAGTAACCCAATCTAAGCCCGCAATAACATCGATATATTCACCATTAGCCATTTTGCCGTTAAACATCACAGCACGACCTGCAAGTGCGCAAAAATAGTTACCATTATTGGCCTCAATTGCTGCAATCTTACTGCTTGATAAGTAGTCCGTAGCAAAACCACTTAAAGCTTTGAATTTCCATGTTGCACTACCTACTTTTTTTGTTAGCATCAGACCAAACCATGCCGCTTCTGGAAATATACCGTCTTTGGCTTGTGAGCTATAAATAACAAATGTTCGGCTTAAACTTAACTCTTTAAGCTTATGCAAAATATGCGAGGTGTTTTTTTCGTCTAATATGTCAGTATTGTTGCTAGAAATTCCAAAGATTCTATGCTCCGTTTCAACTAATGAAGCGATCTTTAATTGATCATCTACTTCTTTGCTAGTAATTATCACTGCATAGAAATTTGGATATTCCTCGGCGATTATTCGGTAAGCTTGCTCAAAAGTCTCTTCATCAAAGACCTGACCAATAATTACCTTGTCAAGCCTAACACTTTGACCAAAAGCTAGCTGGGCAGCTTTAAATTCAGGACTTGCACTTTCATAATCATTACCAATTTCAAGCAGATTAGAATAGGTTTTGTATCTTATCTTTCCTACCGAATCGCCAATAATGAGCAGGCTGTTAAAACTTATCGGAATCAAACCACCTGAAGACTTGGTGATTTTAACCTCAACTATATTATCAAGTAACGTCATAATAGTTTCCTTTTTATTTGTATTTTTTGCTCGTTAATCACGCCATCTATCTCCAAAGTCTCAATAAAACCTACCTGATACTTCGTAGTTTTCATGTAACTCATTTGCACCTCTAAGATGGCTCTATACTCGACTTGTTCACTCATAATCATAGGCATCGATGTAACAGGCTTCACTACTCTATGTGCAGCCATTTCACCTTTGAATATTCTGTTTTGTAATTCTGTCCAAAGCTCTGAATGAATGGCGCTTAAAAGCTCTTCTGCCTCATGCATAACATCAGAAAAAGCCTGAAAGCTCACTACAAAACTCATCGGCAATGTTTGCGTCATTTTGCCAGCAGCATCTAAGCCTTCTTTTATAGGAGTTCCTGTATTTTTAAAGGAGCTAGCTGCAATAGTTATAAAAGGTTTTTTTGGCCGAGTTAGTGCATTTTGACTTGCAAATATCACCTTCTTATTTTCAAGGTTAGTAGCTGCTACTGTAAATTCGTGTAGTTTTTTGTATATCTCTTTAATTTGCATCAATATTTTCTCTAACTACCAGGGCTTCGTAATGCTTGGTATGTGGCAAGTTTTGCCATGGTGTTACTCGCACAACTAAAAACCGCTCCCCATCAATGATCACAACATCAGGAGTACTCACGCCAGCCATCCCAATTAGTAACTTTGTATCTGTCCTTAATGTATAAACCCCGCTACTACTTATTCCCTCAGGGAGCGTCTGAAGAACAAAAGCATCCGTCCCCTGTACGCTTGTAAGAATGGTAAAATGCGTTATTCTGCCCTCTTCCCAATAACCATTAAGATAAAGACCCTCACCCTTACGCTCAACTACTAGCTCTCTTCGAAACATCTCAAACATGCATTAACTCATTTAGTAGTTATTCTAGCCTCTATGCTACGTTTCAAAAAACCATGATCTATTAGTGTTTTATTCTTTCTCTTGCCTTTCTTTGCACGAGTCGAGGGGGCATTGGGCGGGTTAATATTACTGTCGATTTTGGCAATAATATCTTTTCTCACAATTCCGCCTATTTCGTATAGTTCTTTCTCTGCATTTTTTTTGCCTTGAGCTGCGTCCTTAAAGAGATTGCTCAGGAGATTTGACCATTCATCTTGTTTTTCGTTCACGGTCGATCTTAGAAATGAACGCTCTGGAATATGGCCAATCCCATACTCGTTAGCAATGGCATAGTCTGCTACATAGGTGGTAGGCTTTTCTTCGGTATTAACAGCCTCAGAAAATACTCCAACGCTTAAACTCATTTTCTTCAAGTCCTTAAGCATTTTATGAATGGAATGCATTCCCTTGTCTGTATCTCTAACACTCATCACAGGCAAACTCTTGTTAATGGTGCTATAGTATGGGCTTTTATCAATCTCTTATACATTTGGCGATAACCGTTATCCTCTCCTTTTGCATAAGTAATTGACAAATTGCCTTCAGAGATGGAAGTAATCTCACCGCTTGCACCTTTTTGCTTATAAGAGCTCACCATACGATCAGCAGTTAAATAAACAATTATCTGCTCTCTAATCGCTGGTTTGAATCCTGTTTTAGTAACTTCAGCACTAGATAAATCTAGCCATTTTTGTACAGTCTCATTGCTCAAGGATTCAAACTCAGGAATAAGAAGCCGAAAAGTTTCAAGTAAGCTCAAGTTAAATACCGTATCTAATTGCAAACATTTTTGGCTGACGAATTACCAAGCCACCATATCTAGAAAAACAGCCGATGTTGTAAGTATTATAATGCCTATGTGGTTCGGTAGTTTCAAAAAACGTTGGAATTAACTGCTCTACATAACTGTCGTTATTTTGAAAATAGATGAATCCATCAGTATCGCCTGAGAATGCTTTGTTTAATTCAGGAGTTCTTATGACTTTAACATTAGTCATACTCTCTATTTGCCTTAAAATAGTCGTGCCGTTAAAGCTATTAAAGATTCTAGTTGCTATCTCATTATACGCAGGTGAAGATATAAGTAAGGTATTTGGCGGAATGTTGTTATTAGTCGCCTCCATACAATCATTATAGCTGTCAATTAGATCCTTAAATACTTCCTCATTTGTTTTTTCCTTCCACGCAGTTTTGCCTTTAACTGCCACAACAGCTTTTTTATTAGTAAGATTTTTGTCGGAAAAAAGACCATTAATATCTAAGTCTGCATGACCATAAAAACAAATCTTATTCATCAATTCAAAATTAGAACGCATAGCTTGCTTTCTAAGCCTGGCAGTAATTTCTTTTTTAGCTACTGCCGATGCCAGCAAATCCTGCGCAGTATATTCAATAGCAATACCAATATTGATGAATTTAGACGTAAATTGTTTACCAGTAGCACCAACAAAAGGGATATCTTTAGCATTCTTGGTTATTGCCTTTGATTGTCCATAAGCATCATAAATTTCCCAAGAGTAACTTTCCTGTCCTGGATCTATTGAACTGTTGCACTGAAAAATATCTAAAAAGGAAAGACCATTTTTGATAACTTCAAATTCTCTTGGGTCATAATGCGTAAGCTCATTAGCAAAAAACAATATGTCATTATTATCAACTCTGTAATTGCCGCTTAGCCCTCCGTTTCTTGCACTGTCAGTACGAAGTACCATACTTGTATTTAATTGTGTCATTAATTTAAATCTCCAAAATTGCCAAATTATTTTCTGATTCTTGAGTGCTTGCAAAAATACCTATTTCTAAGCCTTCTTCTCCTGCAGTCTTGCTAAAAGTACCGTTCGCGTGGAGATAAGCCTTATCACCAGCAACAACCGCCTCTGCAACTTTAACTACTACCCTACCCTTAGTCATTACCGATACCATCGATTTTGCCGCATAAAAATCTTTTCTTTGGATATCATCCCGAAGAGCAATACCCAAAAATTCTTTGCCATCGCTGGGCAATACTTGCTTATCTTTATTTGTTCCTCGCCTAACCGCAGTACCAAACTTAATATCCGCTTCAGATGCGTAGCTATCTATTTGATTCAATGAACTATCAGCTATTTGCCCAATAATAAAAGGCACTGAATAGGTTTTAAACTCTGTTTGCATATTATTAATCTCCTTCTTTTAAATTAAAAATTTTATTCCTAAGATTTTCTATAATTGCCTTTTTAGGTAATTTATTCATATTTGCTTCTTCGTCATTATTTCTAAGGCTTCTAATCACTTGCACGACTTCCCCCCTTGGATCCATATGTTCCCTTGGTGGTACTGCAGTAAGAGTTTCAAATACGCCCTTAACATAATCGTCAGCACGTTCTGTAAAACAGATAGCATCGCCGCGCAGGGTATTAATAGTTGTCTCCATAATCTCCCTATCAGTCTTTTTAAATAGACTTTCAGTATCTTTTAAAAACGGCGTAGCCTTTGCAATAAGACAAGCTCTATCTATAACTCTTGCTTCGATAATGCTATCGGCTTTTAAAGCTTTTTCTTTCTCAAGCTCACTTTCAGCCTCATCAAGTCTACCCTGCAAGCTCTTCAGCTTCGTCATTAACTGCTCATTTTCTAGCGTTAATGCATCAATTCGATTGTCACTTCGATTATTAGTTTCTTTTGTCATTTCAAGCTCATTTGTTTTGTTATTAAAATCCTCTTGTTTGTTAGTTTCGCTTAGCTCTGATTCAATCAACTCACAAGCATTGTCAAACCTCATTCTAGCAACGCTTCCTGCTCTGCCTCTTTGTACCAGAGCCAGATGATTGTATTTGGGCTCTAGTTGTACTGCGTCATAGTTTTCTCCCTCATATTCTCCTTTTTCTAATTTTAAATTCACTCCGTAGCCCAAAGATAACTCAAGCTTTCCCCGTTTTATGGCCTCAATAGCATCCAGGTGGGTTACTGTCATAGAGACAATGACTTTATCCTCATCAATATCATAACGCTCTCCTGTATAACCTACCTGATACTTATGTGCATTGCTGGCATCCACAAATTCAGGCGGATGGTCATTGGTAATAGGTATCATCTTTAAGCTGTCTAGACTCTCTTTGGTAAAGATATTATCGGGGTGCCTCAGCTCTCCTCGAATAGAGCCGTCGATATTCCTATATTTAAAAACTCCTGCTCTACTAACTACTGCTTCACCGCGCAAGTATCCCTCCGGAGTTACGCTCATTTTCGGCAGTTTAATAGAATCAAAACGAATATCATGGGTCATGCATTCACCTCTGTTTCATGTAATACAACGTTAGTACATCTACACATAATATCCTCACCAACATGTTTTAAAACCCCGCCAATCGAGCTGCGCCTTTTCCAGCTCTCATTAGCTTTGTTCTTGTAAACACTTGAATCCAGCCATGAGCAAATCTTACCTTCCAATACTTGGTGCGACTCTCTAACTGCACCATCCTTGCAGCTTGACCACTCATACATATTAAAACCATGAGCTAAATCGTTATGACGACTGATTTGACTTCTGAGTTTTGCCACTTGATCACGAGCAATAATTTGGGCTCTTTTCTTTGCAAAGTTAAAAATTTCAGTTAGCTTATCACTTAAGCTATTCAATGATTCTCCTTTCGACACCGCGTCATAAATAGCATCATTAACTTTGACCAAGCTATTGGCTGGAATATCTTTGATTAATTGGGTGTTCTTCT